GTGGTTCGTCCTTGCTTTTGCGATTGCAGCATTAGCCTTCCTCCAGTCCGGTGATGTCGTATTTTTCGCCAAGACATTTTGCAAATCCGGTGTCGGCGTCCCAGACATAGGCCGGTGATCCATCAAACCTTTTCAGCCATGCGCTGCCGTTGTTGACGTGGATGCACTCCCAATTGCCTTCTTCAGCGGTCTGGTATGTCTTGCCAGCTTCAAGGGGCAGGAAGGATGGTTTGGGGCGGACGCGGTAGGCAAACTTTGGGCTATACCCGACGTTTTCGCATTCAACCCACTTCCAACCCGAAATTTCACCAGTGTGATCGGAAACCGGGATATTCCACTCAATCTTTTTCTCCTCATGCTCTGCCAAAAGCAACGCGCCTTTTTCGGCGTCTGTCATGTCTCGCCAAAGCTTAGGGGTGTCGTCGTCGCGGTCTAGGGGAGTGACTTTTGTACTGCTCAAAGCAACTGACACTCCTGGGGCCTCGGCTTCACACCGAACCTTACCAATTTTAACCCAATCATAACGGTCGCAAACTGGCAAAATCTCTAGTACATCGCCGCGCTCATCCCGAAACCGCTCGCCCGCTTTAAACGGCGCAAATTCGCTCAGGGGTTTGTATTGGTCATCCGTTACTTCGCAGGCGACAGAAAGGGGCGCATAGGCTGAGAAGCCCCCGCAACGGCCATCGACATAATACCAGTAAGCCCCCATTCTAAATCCCGCAGCTTCTCTATGATCACAAACGCGTTCCTCGCCATTGTTGAGGCGATATTTTTTGCCGACTTCAAGTTCCATATTTTCACTCCTTGGGTTTTGGTTGTGCCTATACTCTAGCAACGTGTTGCAGGCCGTTCAAGCAAAAAATGCTCCTTTCGTTTAGTTGTAAATTATTGCACCTGCCCGACCCCCCTACTACTCCCCCTAAGAAACACACCTCTTCTCTCTCTCTATAATAAACTAAAAAATAGGGGGGGGGTATATATAAGGCCTTGTTCTGTGGGGTCTGAGCGGTTTGCAATGTTGCTTTGTCCTGAAGTAGATTTAAGCTCCGTGACAAATCTCGAACATGCCAAGAGTGTTTAAGAAACTCAAAATTGGCGTGTTGCCGCTTGAAAAAATATCTGGGGTGCTTTAGGGGTAGTCGGGCAGGGGAGCGCGTGGGACCGCTCGACCCTGCCCTAAATCATCGCGAAAGAGGGTTCGCAAATGACTAATCACACAATACCTGACGCCAACTTATTGCGCAAGGAACTAGAACGCTACGAGGCTTTGGGCTGGGCGCTTGTCGGCATTCCGGCGGGCAGCAAGGCCCCGTCAACTTTTGGATGGCAAACGAAGGCCACGCCGCTATCATATTGGGAACAAAACCCGACGCACAACGTGGGGCTTTTGCATAGCTTGAGCGGCACTGTGGCGCTTGACATTGATCACCTGCAAAACACGCGCCTGATTTTTGAAGGGCTGAATATTGATTTGGATCATATCATGGCAAGCGCGCCGCGCATTGTGGGCAGGCCGGATCGAGGGAAGGTTTTGTTTAAGGCACCGCCGGGTGACGCGCTAACCACGCGCAAGATTAGCTGGCCTGTTGATGGTGATCCGCGCAAAACTGAGGTTGTTTTTGAATTACGGGCCGGATCGGTGCAGGATGTTTTGCCGCCGTCTATCCACCCTGAAACGGGCAATCCCTACACATGGGCCGGGGCGGATATTGCCGACGGTCTGCCGGATATTCCTGATCAAGTTTTGACGCTTTGGCGAGAATGGGACAGGTTTAGGCCGCAGTTGATGGATTTGTGCCCGTGGAAGCGCAAGCCGGAATTTACACCGCCGCCCAAGGCGCGCAGGAACGCCGGGGAAGGGCAAAGCGTAATTGCGGCCTATAATGAGGCCACACCGATTACTGAGGCGCTTGCACGAGCCGGGTACAGGCAATTTGGCACTAGATGGCTTTCGCCCAACAGCGGTAGCAAGATACCGGGCGTTGTAGTGTTTGACGATGGCCGCGCGTATAGTCACCACGCAAGCGATCCTTTTGATCCGACGCATAGCTTTGATGCGTTTGATCTGTTTTGCGTTTATGAGCATTTGGGCAACACCAGTGCCGCAGTAAAAGCGGCGGCTGAGATTTTGCAGATTGAAAGCCTGCCCGAAGGTATGAGTGAAGAAGATCGGGAATTGACGCGCCACGGTGCAAGCGTTGCGGCGCAAATCATGGGCAATCAATCCAAGCCTAAAAACCGAGACAAAGCGGACACGGATGAAGTGCCAGAGCATCTTTTGACTGTACCGGGGGTACTTGGCGATCTGGTGAAATTCACGGCCATGACAGCGGTTAAGCCTCAGCCGCAATTTGATGTGCAGGCTGCGCTTGCCTTTGGATCGACTGTAATGGGGCGGCGATATGTGACAGACATGGATAACATGCCAAGCCTGTTTTTTATGAACGTGGGCAAGACGGGGACAGGCAAAGAGCACGCCAATAAGATTATATGGCAAATGCTTGATGCGGCTGGCTTAGACGAGATGCAAGGCCCACCGGGATATACCAGCGAAGGCGGAGTTTTAACGGCGCTACGCAATTCGCCTGCTCATATTGCGGTGATCGACGAATTTGGAAACTACCTAAGCGCAGCGGGGGCGAAGGCAAGCGTTAATCAGGCGCAAGCTTTGTCGATGATGATGGAGTGCTTTGGACGTCAAACGGGAAGCGTTCAAAAGCGCGGCTATTCAGATGCTGGCCTAAACCAAAAGCAACAAGAGGCTTTGCAGGTTCGCATTCGCAACCCGTCGCTAACTGTGCTGGCAATGACAACGCCTGAGACGTTTTATAAGGCTATCGGGGCAAAAGACGTGGCCAGCGGCTTGCTTAACCGTTTTTTGATTGCCGAAAGCCGCTTGCCGCGTATGAGGTCGCGCCGCGCAAAGCGCATGGAGCCGCCCGCCAATGTTTTGGAGTGGGCCAAGGCTTGCGCAAGTGCCGGGGGCGATAACCTTGTGACAGATCAAGGGCCGGAATTTCCGCCTGAGCCTGTGGAGATGCGCTTCACCGAAACGGCTATGGATATGCTGGACGATTATGAAGGCGAATTGATTGATCGGCAAAACAGCCTAAGCAATGAAACGCTGGCTAGCATGTTTAACCGCAGCCGTGAAATATCTATGCGGGTGGCGCTGATTGTGGCCGTCAGCATGGGGCTGGATGAGGTGGATGATGTGGCAACGCGATGGGCTATTGATTACGTTGACTTTTATGCGCAACGGGCCGTGCAGTCGATGATGGATAACATGGCCGAAGGCGAAACGGACGATTTGCGCAAACGGGTTGCGGCGGCGATCAAGGATGCAGGGCCAGCAGGGCTGAAAATGTCTGAAATGATTAAACAAGTTTCTGGCCTTGGCAATCTTGGCAAACCGCAGCGCGATGGGCTTTTGTCGATGGTTTGCGAGGATTTTCCCATTACAAAAAGCGTATCAAAGCCGACGGGCGGAGGGCGTCCTGCAATAATTCATACTTGGGAGGGGGAATAGGGGTTGCAACACATTGCAACACCCTATAAAGTGGATTGTGTTGATAGATGGAGAAAGCAACAATGAGTAACACGGAAGCCCTATGCGCGGACTGGCTGGATGCCAAGCGCACGGAAGAAAAAGCCCGCAATCAAAGGATTGCGATTGAGGCACAGCTTGCCGAAGCGTTTGACGTGCCGGAAGAAGGCAGCAAGACGCATCAGCTTGACGATTACAAGCTGACCTTGACGCAGCCTGTCAGCCAAAAGCTGGACGAAAAGGCGTGGGACAAAGTAAAAGGCAAGATCGACGCCAATTTGCACCCTGTCAAAGTCAAGGTGGAAGCCGACGCCACGGGCTGCAAATACCTTGCGAACAATGAACCAGAAATCTGGGCAGCCATTGCCAGCGCGTTTGAAACAAAGCCGGGTAAGATCGGCGTGAAAGTGGAGGCGAAGTGATGGCGATTAACCTTGAGAGCCTAAGCCGCCCAACTTCAAAGCGGCCTATGATTGCAACGCTCTTTTCAGAAGGGGGAATGGGTAAAACGACATTGGCGGCAATGTTTCCAAAGCCCGTTTTTATTCGGGCCGAGGATGGCACGGCCAGCCTTGACGGACACCCCGACGCAATGTTGTTTCCAGTGGCAAAAAGCACGGCGGACGTGTTTGACGCTATTGAGGCGCTTGCCACGCAAGAGCATGACCGCAAAACGCTTGTGATCGACAGCGTGACGCAGTTTGAAAAGCTGGCTGTGCGCGAAATCATCGACAGCGAGCCAAACCCCAAGTGCAAAAACATGGCCGCTGCACATGGCGGTTATGGTAAGGCGTTTGGGATTTTGGACAAGCGACACCAAGACTTGCGCGAGGCCAGCGATTACCTTGTGACGGATTGCGGCATGAACGTAGTGTTTATTGCCCATGCCACAACCGAAGAACTGGAATTGCCGGACGTGGACAAATACAGCCGCTATACAATTCAGCTTCACAAAAACCGTCAATACGACTGCGTTCACCACTACAGCAACAATGCCGACCTAGTGGCATTTATTCGGCTGGTAACGCGCGTGCGTGGTACAGAAGGCGCGAAAAAGCGCGCAATCAGCGACGGGGAGCGCGAGATTATCGCTTTTCCGGTGGCCAGCAATATCAGCAAAAACCGCTATGGCATCACAGAGGCTATGCCCTTTGACCTAAACGGCGGTTTTCCCTTTTCCGAATTTGTAGCAGAGTGACAGGAGATCACACATGGAACTAAATTTTGACGCTAACAACGTAGACCCGGCAGAAAGCCGCGAGCCTATCCCGGCGGGGTGGTATAAAGTAGTAATTTCCGAAAGCGAGGAAAAGCCGACCAAAGCGCAAACGGGTAGTTACCTGCAACTGACAATGGAAGTGATCGACGGAGATCACGCGGGGCGCAAGGTTTTTGACCGCCTAAATCTTAACAACCCCAACGCCACGGCTGTTGAAATTGCGCAGCGCACAT